CTCAGGTGTTTTCTTGACCGCTGCAGTTCTACCAGCTGCGCCAGGCGCTGTAGCCATTGGCGTGAACAACCCTCTTCCACCGCCGCCGTAGTCAGTGCCTCGCTCTGATGTGCCATAAAGCAGGCGATCGTATTGGGCTTTGTTTTTCTTGGCCCTATCAAACGCTCCTTTGTAAGCGTTGCCGACCTCGGCCATTGCGCCGCCAAAGTCACCTTTAAGAACCTTGCCGATCACTCTGAAACTGGTTACAAGGCCACGAACCAGCTCATCGACCAAATCAATCAGGCTCTTGATGACAATGGCAGTTCCACGGATGCCGTATTCAATGACCTTGAATAACGCGGTCCAATCGTTCTCGGTTGCAAACATCTCCGAGAAAACTTCGATGATCGCGTTCAGCGCAGGCAACAACGCATCTAGCAGTTGCTTTCTAAAGCCATCAAATTGAATTTGCAGGATCGTTAGCTGATCATTGAAATACTCAGCATTTTGCGAGAAATTCTCGCTGACCTCATAATTAAATTTCTCTAACGCTTCACTGCCACCATTCAGCAGCGTAATCATGTCAGCGCCAGATTTGCCAAACAACCGCATGGCAATGGCTGCTTTTTCAGGGCCATTCGGCAGATCCTTAAACTTGTCTGCAATCTCTTTCAGCAGATCGTCAGAAGCCTTAAGGCTCCCATCTGCTTTTTTTACTCCTACGCCAAGTGCTGCATAGGCATCGGCATAGGTTGCAACGCCTTGCGAAGCTTCATAAGAAGTCCGGGCAAAACTCTTTAAGCCCGTTTCAAGCTGCGCCTGTGAAACATCCGCCAGCTTGCCTGCATTGACAAAAGCCTGCAGTGAGTTGGCTGCAATGCCGGTCCTAGTGCTCAGCTTGCCAAACGCATCAGCCTGATCAATCGTTTGCTTTGCAAGGTTGGCAAATGCGCCAACAGCAAGCGCAGCGCCTAGGGCTTTGAATGCAGTATTCAGGCCGCCAACGGCCATCTTGAGGTTTTTGACCTTGCCCTGCACTCCCTGCATGGAGTTGCCAAGACGCTTGATATTGTTCTCGCCCTTGACGTTGGCGTTGATCAGCAACCCAAAGGTGGTCGCCATTATTTGGACTCCTTATTCAGAATCTGCATAACCGCCCCTTCCATGACCTGCAGATCCTCCAGAAGTAAACGGGGGTCGTCTACTTCATACAGTCTAAAGAGCCACGCAAGCGCCCCATAGTCAAAGCCCAGCAGGCCGTTCATTGAAACGCGCCACTGGGTCTGGCAGCGCAAGAACATTTCCACCGCTGCCCAGTTCTCTTGCCAAACCTCGAAATCCTCTGGCCCCTCTGGCATCGGGAGCGCCAAGCCAAAGGCCGCGGCATCTGCCATTAGCTCCGAGGTGTCTTCGGTGCCTTTGGCCCAATACTCAGCGGCCTCGATCAGTTTTTTCGCTTGGCCCCTTGGTGGCTCTCTAGATAGGTGGTAGCAATAGCCCCAGCCAGCATCGGCACGTCTAGCAGCTGCGCCAATGCCTTCTGGCTAAATGGCAGCTCTTTGCCATCGTCATCGGTGATGCCAGACCAACCCACCAAAATCTCAGAAACAAGGTCAGCCTCTGTCAGCTGTTCCTCCTGAATCATTTGGCCGATTTCACGCATACGGCTTTGGCTGACGCGCTTAAAAACCCCGTCAAAGGTGACGCGCTGATGGCGGCCACCGTCAACGGGGATGTCAAATGCAACAGGCCAGCTGTAGGTATCTGATTGCTTGAGTACGAATGCCATAAAAGGTGGCTAATCGCCGCAAGCGTAGCAGTTGCCTAGGTCAGCGCAATCGAGAACTCATCATTGCCCGAATCAGACGGGGCAGCGTTGTAATCGATATTCAGCATTTGGATTCCATCGGAATCGCTATAGCTGATTGCCGTCAGGTCAGTCTGAGGTGCGCTGAAAGTGACGATATTGCCAGCGGTCTGGCCATGCTGGAAGGTGTTGTTTCCAGTTGCCGTGCCGGTGATATCAGTGAAGAAGTTGTGGGTAGCCATCAACTCAGCTTCCAGCACAATGCTGCCGGAAGGCTTGCGATCGGTGTAAAGCACCTCTTTGGTGCCGCCCACTAGTTCGCGGTAGGTGGTGGCTGCGTTCAGGTCAAACCCAAACGATTGCACGGCACCGGCAAAGCTGAACAGCTGTTGGCTGGTGGTATTGCCGTTCTTGAACAGCACCGGCTTGGCCTGGTTCTGATAGGTCGGCGTCGGGTTGGCGCTGTCGTCAGGTGCGTTGTAGATGCCCACCATGGAGAAATTCAAAGTGGGAATCTGGCCAACCTCAGCGGCAATCGAGAACGTGCCGCGGGCGCCGGTCACCTTGTGGCGCACGCCATCAGTGAAATAGTAAAGAGTCGCAGACTCAAAGGACTCGGAACGAGGCGAGTAGGTCACCGAGGTATCGGCAACAGTGGCCACGCTGCAACCACAAGCGCGGATCAAAGCGTCCCAAGCCGGGGCAGTGCCAGCAGTTCCCGAACCTGCCAGCTCAACCTCAAAGCTCACCTCGACGCGCTGGAAGGCCAGCAGGGCCTCAAAGTTGCCCATAAAGCCGCGCACCAGCTCGCGCTCAACCACATCCGATTGGATCGGAGTGATTTCCAAGCTGCGAACCAGAACCGCGTTATCTGCGCCCGTAGGGGTGGGGTCTGTGCCGTAAGTGCTCTCGATCTCCGCGAGCAATAGGCGTTGGCTAGTGCGGAGGGTCATCGGTTACAACCTCGATCTCGGGGGTGGTGGGTTGTGCCGGCGTCGTCCGCTAGATAGCGCGATTGCCGGTTAGTTCTTCAATCACCATCGTAGCTAGGGGATGGTGGTCAAATCGTCAAGCTCGGTTCTGTATCTCACAAGGTAATCGCAGCTGATTACGCCAGTTGGCTGGTCAGCGTCAACCATCTCAAAAGTGACGTTTCCAGGCTGAATATCTATGGCGTTTCCACCAACAGTCAGGTCAGCCATCAGCTTGGCGTGCAAACTTTGAACGATTGGATCGGCTTGCTGATCTGGCACGTCGCCGCGCACAACAACGCTCACACGCACAACCAAGCTCCAATCAAGCGTTGGAAGGCTGGTGTTTTGCTCAGGCGTATCGCTGACCGGCTCAATAATGATTGCCGGGCTTTCCTGCCGCGCTAAAGCCTGCACACGGCTGCGCCAAATGCGTGTGCCGACATTTGACGTTCCGGTCAGGGTCGTTCTGATCCTGGCCAGAATCGACTCGCGCCGGGTCGTCATGCCTTCACCTCAATGGCTGAAATGCGGCCTCGCTGAAAAGAAATAGAGGTTGTGTCGCCGATGTTGGCCACATACATGGCCACCTCGTCACCGTCAGCAAGCTCAACCATCCAAAAGCAAAACAGCTTTGCAATTTGGCCTGTAGAACCAGAAAACGCGCGGCATTCGCTTTGATCAATACCCGTGCCGTTTTTGGCCAGTTTGATTCCCAGCGTGTGGTTGTTGCCGGCATAAGCATCCATGCTGGCCTGCACCTGAAACAGCTTGGTTGCGCCGCTGTTGTTCTTGATCGCAAAGGTGTCAGACGTGCCCAGCACGGTCTGAAAATCGGTGCTGCTATCAAATGTGGCTGTTAAGCCGGTGCTCTGATATGTACCAGCAGTGGCAATGGCAATTGTTCCGCTAGTGGTCTTGCTGGCCTGGCCGCGAGCCAGCACGCCTTCGATGTAATAGCTCAGGCTGCTCCAAGCAGTTGAACCATCTCCGACCTTGTATTTCCGGGTATCAGTTTCAATGCCCATCTCGCCCGCAAGCAAGACAGGGTTTTCAGAAGTCCAGTTGGCAGCAGTGTCACGCCGCAGCCTGATTCGTGCCGTGCTGCTCATGCCGCTCCGCCGTCAATAGTGTTTCCATCAAGGTAGCTAGAGCCAGCCGTGCCACCGTCTAGTTCCGGATCCAGCTGATCGTTAGCCAGATCGTCAACAGTGTCATCGCTGTCACCAGCATCCAAAGCAGTGCTGCTAGTTGTGACGCTAGTTGCAACGCTGCGCTGCAGGCTGATCTCGCAAAACAGGCCGTCATCAATCAGCCGCGTCTCGCGGACAACGTATGCAACGCCATTGACATTGATTTCTGAGTCGTAAAGCAGGTCGCCAAAATCTGCCGCCTTAGCCGTCAGCATGAAATCAGTGCTGATCACCATGTTGCCGGCAAGAACTTGGCCAGGCATATCAAGAATGCCTTTGCCCGTCACACTGCCGGCGACGCAATCAACGCCGAAATCAGCCAAATAGCTGTCAGGCAGATCAGTCAGCGCCATTGGCTTTTGCTTTGCGGGGTGCCGCCTTGGGCTTGGGCTGTTCAGCCGGAGCCTCAACAGCGCGACCCATGCGGATCAATTCGTAAGCCACCTTGGTGTCAAGGTCAAAAACCTTGCCCTCTTCAAGGTGTTGCTGCTGAGCGCAGCAGGTGCGAGCAATCAAAACGCGCATAAGAAAAAAGGGGGCCGGTTGCCCGGCCCCGCCTCCTTTATCAGGTGGTGATGTCGAGAACAGCGGCGAAGCTCTCGGCGTGGCGGACGGCAACGTCATAGGTGACGATTGCGCGGACGCTGGTCAGAGCCTTGCTGAAATCGTCGGAGTCTTCACCCACAACAATCTCGATGCCGTTGCCCCAGAAGCCAACCATGGCCTGGGAGAAATCACCCATCAGCGCAGCGGAGCAAACGCCGCTGCTGGTGCCTTTGGTCAGGTTGCTAGGAACCTGGTTGGTGACATAGAGCGGGTAGCCGTTCACCGAGGCAGGAGTGCCGCCGCGGCCAATGGCGTTCAGCTGATCGTTCACCAGGTAGGCGCCGTCGGTGGAGGTAGAACCACCAGCGCGGAGCTTCTTCAGCTCAGCAAGCACCTTGGCGTTGGTCACATAACCGATAGCGTCGCGGTTGACCGCGCCGTTGTCGATCAGCACCTGCTCTTCAAGGTCAACCAGGGCGTCAACAGTGATAGCGCCACCGTTAGTTCCGAGTGCCACCGAGCCGATGCCGGAGGTGTTGAGGATGCCGGTGGGCTGACCGGAAGAACCGGAGCCGTTCAGGATGCCCAGGTCGATGCCCAGGTTGATGCCGTCAGTCAGGTCACGGCGAACCAGATCCTCGATGCCAGGGGTGCCTTGCAGCAGGGTCTGGCGGCTGTACTTGGAAAGTGCAGCGAGGTTCTTGGGAGCCAAGGTCACTTGGTCGAAGGTGGACTCCGACTGGGTGATGGCAGTGGTCTCGGTGCTCAGGTAGTAGGTCGAGGCAACACCGGAGCGACGGGGGATTGCCACGTCACCGACGAGGCCGGTCATGGAGCGAACGCCCATGCGCAGCATCATCGACTCATTGCGCAGAGCCTCAATGAACTCATCGGCCATCAGGTCGGTAGCAACCAGGTTGCCGCCGGTGGTGGCGCCAGAGGTGACGTAGGTGGCGCGCTTGGCGAGAGCCGAGAAAGGAACAAAGAAGCTGCGCTTGCCGCCTTGCTTGAAGCCGGAAGTGCGCTGAACCTCTTGGCTGATCTCGCGAACCAAGCCAGCTTCGCGGGAAGACCAATCGCCGCTTAGGGCAGCGCTGATACCTGCAGAAATGCTGTAGTTCGCAGCTTCACGCTGGTCCATCTCAACCGGCTTAACGGCTTCGATGGGCTTAGCGCCGAGCTGGTCGAGAACAGCTGCGCGTGCTTCATCAATCGAGCGGCCGGACTCGATCAGTTGACGGCCAAGATCGCCCAGGTTGTGCTTGTCGCACAGGGCAGAGATGCCAGCAATACGGGAACGCTCAGCCTCAGCGGCTTCGGCCCGCACCACTGCCAGATCAGGGGTGGTGTTTTCCATTTCAGGAATGGGATCAGGTTGAGGTGCTGCCGAAGCAGCGTTGGAGTCGGTCTCTAAAGAACGGCCAACCCCTACAGAGGGATCAGCCGGCACAGAAACCACGGACACCTCGTAAGGGGTCCAAGCAGTAGCGACAAAATCGCCACCACCACGCTCCTCCATTTTGTCGATGGAGTAGCCGAAGGAGACATTTCGCAGAACGCCATCCTTCACGTCGCCCAAGACTTCCTGGGCGAACGGATTGCGGCTGAACCGCACGCGCACATAGCCACGGCGTTTTTGGCCGTCGATATATGCACGCTCAACAACCCCAATCACGCGATCAGGGTTGTGGTTAAACAACAGCGGAGCCGCGTCATTCAACCGGGCAAGATCAGCCGCTTTTTCCTCATGGCTCAGGATTTCGTTTCCGAAATACCGAGCCACGGGATATTCAGAGCTAAAGGGGAACTCATAGGTTCGATCCTCCACCTCGTCAAAGGTGGTCAGCTCTGCGCGCTGGTATTTGCCTTCCAGGTCGCGCACGTTCAACTCATCCGCCGACTCAGCCTCGACAGCTTCGGCACCAGTTCGCTGTTCTACGTCAAGCTCTGCTGTTTCCATTGGCGCTTCAGCTTTTCCTTTAATCTTATCCGTTGTCATCTTCTAAATCAGTTTCGTTATCGGGGCTGGGCAGGTCAACCGATTCCGCTGCAGCAGGTTGCAGACTTCCGGCCGCTGTCATCACGTTGGGATCAGTGTCCACCGCAATGCCAAGCTCTTCCAATTTTTCAAGCTCAGCTTTGCGCGCAATCAGATATTCATCCAAGTCGCCGCCTTGCTCACCGACAACCTGCGCCAGCGTTTTAAACCCACAGCGGATTGCTTCCTTGTATGCAGCAACTTCCTTTTGCGGATCAACCCAACCCCAGGCGCGCGGCACCCACTTCACGCGCTTAAATCGCTCAGGCTCCACCTCGTACAAAGGCAGATTTAGCGCGCCGCTCATCACGGCCATTTCCAGCCATGCCGCATAAACCGGCTGGTGGAAATTCTTAATCATGTAATCCTGCAGCGTTTTCCAGTGCTCCCGCTCTTCAAGCAGTGCCAGCCGACTGCTGCTGTAGTTGGTCTGACTGAAATCACGGCTGACTGACTCATAGCTGCAACCAATGCCGGCAGCTACAGCGCGGAGCATCGCCCGCAGGAACGGCTCAAACTGACCATCGGGTGCATCCAGGCTCGGCACGTTGACCGATTCGCCCGGCTGCAAATACTTGAACACGCCAGGCTCAAACGATGAGACCCGTTCACCGTCATAGACCTCACCGCCAGGGTCCAGCTCACCCTCAGGCGAGGTGATGAATCCCATCAGCGCGCTGCTGGCCCGTGCGCGCACCACTTCGGCCTCCTCATAGCCGGAAAGGTGATGCATCCGCTTGATCGCAGAGGCAAACCAAGTCACGCCGCGGGTCTGGCCCGGACGCTCCAGGATCGCCAGATGGATCACCTCAGAAGCAGGCAGCAGCAGGTGACGCTTGCCAGGTGAACCAGAAAAAGGCCCGTCGCCAGGGTGCTTGGCCAAGAACGCATACTGCAACGGCCGGCCCCATTTATCGACCTCGACGCCCATGCGCCATTCGTTGCCGGCAACAGTGCTAGCCCCGGTGTAGGTCTCATCCAGCTGGTCAGATTCGATCAGCTGCAGCGCAAACGGAACTTGCCCACCACCAAACGGCTGACGGATCAAGCGAATGAACACCTCGCCGCTTTCGCACATCGCGCCGATCGCCATGCGCTCGATCTCGGCAAAGCACAACCGGCCCGCCACGTCGCAATGCTCTTTGTATCCCCAACGCTTCCACGCCATCTCGATGGCGCCGTTGATCTGATCATCAAGCCGGCCGCCGCGTTGCATCGGCACCTGGGCCTGCATCCTGATGCCCGTGCCAATCACATTTGACACCACTGCGCGCTTGGCCTGCCGCGCATAGTCCGAATCGCGCACCAACTGCCGCGCGCGGTTGCGCAGCCTGCTCAAGCTGCCGTTGATCTCAGCATCGGCGCTAGTGCCGCCAGCCACCCAGTCGGTGGTCAGCCGGCTAACAGTCGCGCCCTCATACATACGCCGCGGCCGACGTTGCCTGATCGGCTGATATCCCAAAGCCCGAAACAGTCGCGTGCGCAGACCCATCAGAACCTCACGAACAGGTTGTGGGGATTGCCCAGACCATTAGCGATCAAGGCAGCCTTCTGCTCGCGCTTCACCTCAGCCTTAAGCGTACTTTCCCTCTGCATTAAGTCAGGCAGATCAAGCTTGGTAAAACTCCGCCCGCCAATGCTGTACTGCTTAGCGCCATTGCTAATCAGTGTCCGAATTGCAGCCTGTACGGCATCCAAATCCTGCTGCGCTTGCGTCCGCCCGTCATACGCGGCAGGCGTTCCGCTGTAATCAAGCGCCGCCAGCACCTCAAGCTGACCAGCACCAAGCGTCAGCTGTTCGCTGCCGTAAGTGGCAATCGCCTGCCAGTAGTAATCACCAGCATCCAGCGTTGCGCTATTGGTCGAGCTAAGCGTGAACTCCCAGCCAGTGCCATACGCGCTACCAACAACAGTGACGCCCTCGCCAGCTGTATTGCTGCGGATGTAATACGTCAGCGTCCAGCTGCCGCTATCAACCGCGTTTCCAAGGTTGTCTTGGCTGGCATCCGCGCGCCACTTCACCGTGTCACCGGCCCTTATTTGCGCTGGGATCGGGATGGCCACTACCAACTGCTCACAAAGCTACTGGCCGCAGCTTGCGGCTTCTTTCTCGATCTTAGCGGCGGTTTCTTGCCATCCTCTAGCTCCTGCCGCAACTGTTCCCACATCGTTCCAGGATTCATCTTGCGGCTGAATAATTGCAGCGCTGCATATGCATAAACCAAGCAGTCCAGCGCCTCATTTCGATCGCCTGCTTTTTTCACCCATTCCCTAATCGGAAATCCGCGGTGATATCGCAGCGCCTGCCGCTCACTGGTCAGCTGTTTGAAATAGTCATCGTCCGCGCCCATACCAAAGTTCAGCGACGAGGTGCCCTCGTTATGGCGCAACCTGCCGAACAGCGTTGTCTTGATCGTGTCGGTCCCCAGCTGATACAACGTCACGCCGCGTTTCAGCGTCTTGCCCCGCCAGTTCACATCAACCTTTGAACCCTTGCCCACTGCCGGGCTGTTGCGCCTGCTGCTGCCCTTGATCGCCATAGCGCCCTGCGCCAGCCGCTCACGCACCCACCTATAGGTTTCGTGCGTGCAGTGGCCGCCGGTATCAATCGCCATCTGCTTGATAGTCAGCTCCTTACCGCCAGCCGTTGCCCACTTAGTCGCCAATACCTGGTCCAGCTGACCCCAGACCTCGTTTTGCGTCGGGTCGCCCATCAGCTCTTGGTGCCAAACCAGCCAGCCCGTTTCACCCTCGCCCCAGCCCCACACGCTGCACGCCAAGCGGTTGTCCTGCACGTCAACGCCAGCAGTCAGCAGCACCACGCCCTCAGGGCATGTCCCAGGCTCATACGCCAACCGCTTCGCCATCAACCCATCAGCACTAACGGCCGCGGCGTAGTCCTCTTCCCAAGTCTCCGCCAGCCGCGTATTGACGAACGCCTTAAGCGCAGGTGCGTCGCCCTTGGCCCGCAGAAAATCATCCACCAGCTGCTCCCAGCTGCACCAGCCCAGCGGGCTATACAGCCCCGACAAATGGAACCCAGCCGTCTTGCCGTCGCTTGGTGCCGTCGCCCGCCAGTCGCCGTCGCCCAGCATCCGCGGCTTGTGCAACTCCTCGAATCGCTCGCCGCAGTGCTCGCACTGATAGCGCACCGTCTCCGGCCGCTCCGCGTCCCATTTCAGCTGGGGCCACTTCAACCAATCCATCACCCCGCAACACGGCCGCGGCACAAAAAACCGCCGCTGATCGCTGCGCAAATACTCCGCCTCGATCCGGCTGAAATCCTTAACCGTTGGTGTGCTGGTCAGCAGAATCTTGCGCCGCGCGAACGTCGTTGTCCGTCGTTCAGCTAGCCCAACCGGATCGCCCTCCCCGTCCACATCAGCAGGGAACGCATCCACCTCATCACAGAACAAATATCGGCACGGCGCCGAGCGCAAACCCGTCGCGCTATTGGCACCAGCCAGCAGCATGATGCCGCCGGAAAATTCCTTACTGAAAAGCGTGTTGCCTGAGTCCCGACTCCTGGCTGGCGCAATCTTCTCAGACAAACACGGCGTATCCGTGATCATCGACTCAAGCCGCTGCTTGCTAAGCCGCTTGGCCATCTCGATCGTCGGCTGTACGCACAACATCGGCCCCGGTGCATGGTCAATCACATACCCCAGCCAGTTGCTGCCCGCCTCCGTCTTGCCGGTCTGCGCCGCAAACTGCATCACCACCCGTTGCATTGTGCTGCCCGTGCTCAGGCAGTCCATCGGTTCCTGCAGGTAAGGCGTCCTGCTGGTCCTCCAAGGCCCAGGCTCAGCACTCGCCTTGCTGCTCAGCTTCCGATACTTATCCGCCCACTGCGAAACCGTCAGCGGCTCCTCAGGCCGCAATCCCTCCAGAAACCCATCGGCCCACGGATTAGCCATCAGCCAGCTCCACCAGCGCCGCACGGTGCTCATCGCTCAGCACCTGATGAATCCTCGCCGGGTCCGTCTCGCCCGCTAGCTGGTGGCTAAGCCTGTCCGCCAAATTCGCCAGCGCCTCCCGCACACTGCGCCCCAACGCGAACGCTTCTTTCTTTACCTGGTCCACTGGCACCAGCTCGCCGCGTTGCTGCGTCACCTGCAATTTCGCCAGCTCCGCTTGGTAATGCTCACGCCTAGCCCTGCTCTCGTTCAGCTCAGGAATCGAGTCATCAGGCAGCGCATCCAATCGCTGCCGCAATTCCCGCGCGTCTCTTGGCGGTGGCGGCTCAATCGGATCCGGTTCGCTCACCTTCGCGTTGTTGTTCTTCAACGTGTTTTTGTTCCATAGCTCCAAGGCGAGATCACGGTCAAGCCATCGCTTGCCATCTTTCTCCACAACAGCCGCAGCAATGCGACTCTTGCTCGCGTGGGTAACTGCTCCCTTCGTGCAACCCTTGATCACTGCTAGCTCAGCAAACGTGATCAGCACAGAGTTGAATCAAACTGCATTCAACTTAACTCTCTCTAAACTCAACTAAACCGTCTTGACCTGAGTCTATTTTGTTGGACTGATGAGATCCCTTGCGGCGCAAGGGTTTAGAGCTGTTAGGTCCTGACGCTAGAAAAATCACGCGCCTTCGGATGACCA